ATATCCCATTCAAAATTTCCTTTTACTACAATCTCATATAGATAACTTTCTCCAATCGTTTCCATAGAATTATCATAGAAGGCCAGTGACTCATCTAATTCTAGAGAAGCCCATATTGGTCTAGACGTAAATTCATCTATTTTTGATGGACTATTGTGGTAAACTGTAAGAGTTTGTTGATTTGAAAAATCTTCAAATAATTTGACCCAGCGGTTAGGCATATTTAACCTTTTAATTTATATATCTGGAAGAATAATTACTCAGCACTAATTTTTGAGATTGCATCACTGTGCGCTGTATCAATTAAATTTTTAATTCTAATTCTACCTTTTTCTCCAATCGGAATAGGATTTCCCTCTTCATCAATTCTTACAAATTTGATTTGAGTTCGAAGAACAATTATCTGCTTTCCGGTATATACATTGTGTGCTCTAGCTTCCATGTATAGAGTAATGCTAGTATTTCCAATTTCAGAAGGGCGTCCGTATATTTTTAGAAGCTGGCCCTCTTTTGCTGGTTTTTCGAAAAAACATTTATCGATTGAAACAGTTACTATTCGTGGAGTATCGCAAAGTTGCATGGCATATCCAGCAGCAGCTGCGTCAATCCAGGCAAGAAGTTTTCCACCGAATAGATTTCCATGAAAACCAAGATCTGATTTCTTGATTGGGTGTGAGTTTAAGAATTCCATTAGATAACACCAGTTGTGCTCCCTGCTCTTAATTGATTAGCTAAGAGTTCAGCAGTTTCTTTAATAATTGGGTGATCTTTATAAGGCTTAAGAATAACTAGCATAGTTCTTAATTTTCCACGATCAGAGTCTCCATCAAATCCTTTTGCATATTCAGCTAAAGCTTCAAGTTTTTTATCAGTTACTGGAGAAGTTCGATCAACCATTGCACCTAAGATATAAATAGGTTTACTTCCAAGTATCTTTTCAGCAGCATCATATATTTTCATATATGATGATTCTTTTAAACTATTCATCATTTTCCATTATTAAATTGGGTTAACATTCTGTTTCTAAGTTCAAGAGATTTTCGGCGTTCGCTAAAGCTTGAACCCTTTTCCAGGTTACCGAGGGCAGTCAAGAATACGTCTAGTTCTTCATCATTTGCAGTTTCTGCAATAAAATCATATTCATCATCTGTAATATTAAATAAGACTTTTATTACATTATCAAACATGTCTTGAAGCCCACCACCAATCATGATACACGCTTCAACTTCAGGTCTAAGTATTTTCATCAGTTTTTAATTTTATTTCTCGATTAGGTTGATCTGCATGCTCACCTAGATCTCTTTTTAATACACTAACAATCCAATTTGCAGCCCAGTCAGAATCACAGTCACACATTTTAACAAAAGGATATTCTTCTCCAGTGTCTGGATCAGTATCTACAAAACCTATTGTAAACTTCATGATTTATTTATTTTTTCTAATTCTTCTTCAATACATTCAGAGAGACAGGTTCCACCATTATAAAATTGCATCACAAAGGTGATCGTTCCATCTTCATTCTTTTGCATATGATAAATATCATCACCATCACTACATTGAACGTGATCAAAGGCTTCCCAAATCTCATCTCCAATCGAGAAGTATTTTTCATATTCTAAATCTATAAACTCCTCTTTCCATGAGTGATTATATGATGCACGCTCAGTCTTTCCTAATTCTAGACACTTGGCTTCACACCATTGTTCTACTGTTACTCCTTCAAAATCTACTTTTCGAAGTTTTCCAAAATGTGTTTCTGTATTACTCATATGTGTATTTAGATTGGTGACCATTTTCATAGTCAAGCGCAAGATCAACTAATTGTCGTGATATTTTTTTCTTTAGTGCCTTCTTCTTTTTTCTAGGAAGTATTGGAATTAGGGCAGATTCTGGTAATATTTGAGAAAGTATCTCTAAATCAACTCTTATTGTTTTCATCTTCTTTTTTATTATAATACTATTTTGATGGTTATCTAAAAACTCTCTCCTTTTCCATTCGACGTAGACACTCAACTGGACTCTCTCCAGGAAGAAGATCCCAGCTACAACCAATTGTTCCACCTTTCCATGAACCTTCCCGCTCACCTACCTCTCCACTAAATTCAATATCAATACTTGTTCTAATTTTTGCAAAGAGGCTCGTCCATCTAAACCATATAGGTCTCCATTCTCTCTCCTCTACGATAATTGCAGCTAATCTGTCCTGGATTCGACCGTCGCCTAATACATATTGATATGGATGAGTCTCTTTCCACAATTTTGCTTGTGCCTCGTCACTCCACCAATCATGTTCAATTCCTCGTTTACGATCTCCTCTTCTTTCATGTAACCATGAGCCGTCCTTTGCCATTCTAGAAGTTCGTACCCAATCCAGTGCCCAAGGCAACTCAATATGTTTAGTTTCACCCCCTTTACAAATTACAAAATTATCTGGAATCCTTTTACCCTCTCCATAGAAATAGAATCCCCAGCGTGGAGGGTCACATTCATCTATTCCAGTATTAAATGGGAGCTTTAGATATGCTTGTCCCCATGGTATAAATAGAATAATAGACAACATCGAAATAGCAAACCAGATGCCCACGAATGGTGAGATTAGGAGCCCAATCATTCCAAGTAGAGTAGTTAATGAAAAATTTACTTGAGGTCGACTGTCAAAGTAACCTGCTTTTTCAACCCTAAAATTAGCCATTCTAAATTCAGGATGAAATTCTAACCAATCATTTTTCCAGTACACTTCTCTACGATCTTTTATTTTTCTTAAATTAAATATTCTCATTTTCTTTATGTTTAATTTTAGTGAGTGCCATTTGTTAAGCTGACTCCATGTTTAAACCCAGCAATAAATAAATCAATTTCATCACTATTCATATTTTCTAATGAATTCCCAATAGCAATGCCTATCTCATTTCCAATATCAGATAAGTCTCCAATATATTGAATTAACTGAAGATGATTTGATATGTTAGAATTTATTTTTTTAAAATCTATTTCTCGTTCCATATTTTTAATTTGAAAGTGGTGCTTTAATATGTGGATGTGATTGATAATCTTTAATTTCAAAGAGTCCAATTGGATACTTTTCCATATCATAATCAAGTATTCCTGGGTGAATGTCTAATAATGGTAGTGGATATGGTTCTCTTGTTCGGGTTGGGATATCTCTTGTTTTTAACTTAGATTCTAACCACTCATCGTTCTGAACTTTCATACCATCGGTGTATTCTTTTTCGTAGATTTCCTTTCTTTCTTCTAAACTCAACTCCCTACCAATTTGTTCTTTTGCTTGTTCAATATGGTTTGAATACAAGTGAACATCACCCAAGTTTCCAATCAATTCATCTGGAACCATATTAACTTCTTTTGCAATGATTTCTAATAATAATCCATAAGAAGCAATGTTGAATGGTAAACCTAAGAATGTATCTACTGAACGTTGATTCCACATTAAAGAGATTGCTCGCTTAGGATAATTAATACTATCTAATTGTTTCTCTGATAGACAGTCCTCATTATTAGTAGTTTTCAAATAATGCTCCCATCTTTCTTTCCAACTTAATTCTCTTGTATAAAACTGAAAATCTGTATGACATGGCGGAAGCACCATTTCATCTAAGTCTCCAACATTCCAAGCACTAACTCTATTACGTCTTGAATCTGGGTCTGTTTTAAGTAGATTAATTGAGTTTGCGATTTGGTCATTCTTAGGAACGTCTCTATAATGAGTTACTGAACCATGGTTATATCCAGATGGAATCTTATCATATCCTCCCCAAGCTCTCCACTGTGCCCCATAAATTGGACCTAATTCACCCCACTTCTTAGCAAACTCCGTATCTGTTTTGATTTTGTTTATGAATTCTTGATAAGTACAACCTTTGATCAATTGTCTTGATTGCTGTTCACAATAGTTCTTATAAGCATCACCATCCCAAATATGACAATTATTATCAACAAGGAACTTAATGTTTGTATCACCACGTAAGAACCATAACAACTCTGTTGCTATAAGACGGAATGGCATCTTCTTTGTAGTAAGTAATGGAAAACCATCTGACATCTTGTGACGTATGTGTCTTCCGAATACTGAAAGTGTTCCTGTGCCAGTTCTATCTTCTTTTTTTACACCGTTATCAAGAATGTCTTGGAGTAATGCTGTGTATTGTTTATCTAGGTTGTTCATTGATGATTTCTTTTAAGTGGTTCCATTCGTCTTTTACCTTATTTAACTCATTTTTATTTGCATAGATTGGTATTATTACGGCTTTATGTAAATTATCCTTACCTATAATATGTTTAGCTGCTTCATTGGCTGAAGCTTCTGTTAAATATATTTTATGTTTCCAATGAACTTCTGGTATAATTGTTTGAGTTTGCCATGTTTGTCCCCTATCTGAACTTGTATTATAAGTCCAAATGTCATATATAATATAACCAACTAATTTTTGATCTTCTTTACTCATAGCTTTCTATTGTTTCGTTGTTTATTAAATCTTCCACCATTAAATCAAAAGGACATTTAACATTAATCTGTCCTTCAACACAAGCATGTGAGCATTGATTACAAGGTTTAAGTTCAAATAACATTTCTTCTTTACTCATAACTTTCTATTGTCTTATCGTTGTAGGTTATTGTGATTAGTTTGGTTGGGATGTTATTGGTATTCAATATATCTTCCATATCATATTGGTTAGTACTTCTTGTTAAATTTTTGTTATATGTTTTGGTAAACCAATCATATCTCTCTTCCAAACTCAACTCACGTTCTTCAATCTTTAATCCCCACTTTTCAGAGAATGTTTTATCGGAAGTACATAAACCAACAAACATTTCTTTGTCGGGTTTTCTGTAGGTTTTTTTACCATCCAATCGTGCAACTAAAAGACACATCCCAATAGAATTATCCTTTTCATATTCCTTTGAATAATTCTCATATGCTTTATCCAATAAATCTTGTTGTTCTTTATTCATAACTTTCAAGTGTTTTATCGTTGTATGTTATTGTGATTAGTTTGGTTGGGATATTATATTCATCTAATACAAGTTTTACTTCCTGCATAGTAGATGTTCTAAATGTATCATCGATTTCTAGTAAAAGAGTTTCTCTTTCTTCTAAACTCAACCCTCGTTCTTTAATCGTTAGTCCCCATTTTTTAGAAAATTTAGGATTAGTTTTAATTTCATTAATAAAACTTTTTTTAGAATGCTCTATAGGGATTACACCAAATAATTGTTCACTTAAAAGTTTTCCGTTTGGGTTTGATGGTGGAGTCCAATGACTATCTGCATAAGCCAAATAAACTTCATCAAATATCTCCTCTTGTTCTTTATTCATAATGTCCAAATTTTATTTTTAATAGGATATATTTAAGAAGCCTTCTTCTAATTTTATACATGGAGATTAAACATTTTTTCTAACTCTTCTCTAGATTCAAAAGTATAATCCTGATCTACATATCGAGAATAGGCACAATTTGAACTCCAACAGTCACAGATTAAGCACTCTCCATTATGGTCAAAATTACATGGGCCGTCTTGAATAGGTTCATCAGGTAACTCAATAGTCACATACTCTGGAAAAAATTGATTTGTGCCTACTCCCACACATACTTTAATAGTTTTCATAATATTTTCTTTTTTATCGGGTTATTCCTAATTCGTTAAGAGTCTTAGGAATAAAATTTACATGTTCACATGATACACAATGATAGCGACGATCAACTCGAGAAAATAACTTAAATCCAAAAAGATAAATGTCTTTTTCAACTGATTTTGAGTGGATATGGCCATGGATATTTCGGGATACTCTATACTCTAGCTCTAGTGGATGAACAGGACAATGTGTTAGCCAAATACCTTTGTATTTAACCATTGCAGTAACTGATTCTACATATTTTAAGAGTTCAAGAGTATGCTTTGCCTTATCATGATTTCCGCCAACTACTATTTTTCGACCATTTAGTTGATCTAGTTTTGGATATTCTTTAGATGATTCCATTGTAATATCACCTAGAATATAGGTAAGGTCTCTTTTATTTACTGCTGAATTCCATTGTGAAATAATATAGTTATCATGATCCTCAACTGATTTGAAACCGCGGCGTTTAGCCATATTTTCATGACCAAGATGTAAATCTGCAATAAATCGAACAATACTCATCTTCTAACTAATAATATTCTTTTTTCAGGTCTTACTGTTCTCTCTAATATAAAACTAGGAGAAGCATAGGTTGAAATAATTTTTTGGGTTGTTTCTGGTCCAGGGATTCCATTTATCTCTTTTCCATGTAGAGTACCTCCATCAAATATTGGGCTCATTCGCCCATCCACTTGAGTAAGCGGGGCACTATATTTAAAAATGAGAGCGTCTAATGTACTATTAGCGCTCTCAAGATTAAATCCTTTAAAATTCCATTCTTTTTCTTGAATTAAATTTAAAAGTTCTTTTCCAAGTCGTCCGGTAAAGATAATTTTATTTGGATGCTTTTCATACTCTTGAGAAAGATCAGAAATATTTTCTGAAATTAGAGTAAAAAATTCCTGAATAAAAGCTAAATCTTTTTCAATTGGTACTTGAAACTTCATCCATTTCTAATTTTTGAGAAGTTAACTCTTCAGACATTTTCCAAAGAATTCCATTAACTCTACCAGAGTTGGTTCCATCAACTCTCATCTTTCCACCTGCACTGCAATGAAAGGTTCTTTGTGCATCGTCCATACAATTAAGTGTATAACTTGATGCAGTTGTTCCTAGGACACCAAAATGGAAAACAAAAGTTTCTTTTTCGTAATAATTTGGGTTTGCTTCTGCAAACTTGCACAACACATCATATACGCGTTCTGCAGTTCTGGTTGGCATCCTCTTCATATTACTTAACTACTCCCATGATTTTTGACTCAACTACACTCACTACTGAAAACTCAGCAATTGAATCTTTGAATCTTTCTTTTAGTAACTCTTCAGCTTCTGAAATTGATCCAGCGTCTACTAGATATTGTTCATAAATCTTTTTTGGTCTTCCAGTTTGATCATCAATTGTCTCAAACTTTACTTTTGCGATGTAGTACATACTCTATTATTTATTGGTTATTGAATTAATTAATTTTTGCAGATCATTAAAATCTTCTGTGTATTTTGAACTAGCTCGATTAAGAAGTAAATCCTTTGCTTCCTTTAGAAGAGAAAGTACTTGAGGTATTACTTCAACTTTAGCTAGGTTCTTTGAGATAATAAAATCGTGTAAATATTTACTTGAATCAATTGGGCCAATAGTCACATCACTGGACAAAAATTGATCTAGATATGAATCTCCAAGCTCCTCATGTTTTCTTTTTAATTCAGCAAGTTCAGGTATTCTCTTCTTATTAAATGACATGTTATTATATACTGCGAGTTTTTCCATGGTTCCCTTTAAACACTGGAAATCTTAAAGAATTGTTTCCATGTTGATCGGTTGTTTCCTCAAAGTATTGCACGCTTATTGTCATTCCAAGTAATTCAGAAGTGTTTTGATAATAGTTACGACGTTGATCTATTGTAAATCCACTACCTACTTGAACTTGAGAACCTTTATGATTTATTGTAACTGCACTTAACATTTGCTCTTCAATCTCCTTACCTTCAACAATTACTCGCTGAGGTCCCATAATAAGTCCAGTCACAACGTATTCATCATCAAAAAATTCTTTGATTTTTAGCATATGTTTAGATCGACCAGAAGAATAAGTAGTATCTTTTCTAGCAATTAAACCTTCCCAATTTGAATCTTTTGATTGGGACTTTAACTCCTCAAGAGCATCCTCATCTTTAATTCTTACTTGAGGAAGCATTTCTAAAATGGTTGATGATGAAAGATCGCCTAACCACTGTTCCCTACACTCAATTCGAGTAGAAAATAGTGGAGATTCTTGATCTCCTGCAAATTCACCAGCCTGAAGAATATCAAAAATTTGGTATCTTGGGTTCTCAATAGTATGATCTTTACGTTGAATTTGTTTCAGGATTCCCTGGAAGTCGTCTGATCCATCTTCATTCATAAGACATAATTCACCATCTAAAACAAGATCAGTGATCCCCAGACGTCTTATTTCCTCTGCAACTTTTCCAAGAGTAAGGAATTCTTTACCATTACGTGAAAAGAATCGTATGTCATCTCCATGAACAAAGCAGATACATCGAACTCCATCTAATTTTCTGGAAACAAACCAGGTACCATCAAAAATATCTACCCCTTTTACTTTTGCTGCATCATGGGCTAGAGCAACATCAAATGTTGGAATAAACTTGGGATTAACTCGATTGATTAGAGTGACTGTTGCTCGAGTCTCAAGATTACGATCAATTACTTGATAAATCAGATCTGACCATGCTCCATAATCTTTAATAAAGCGATTCATTGCCTCAATTGCAGAGTGACCGGTCATATTACGCTCATTGAAATCATCTAACATCATAAAGAAGTCATCGTATATTTCAGACGGTGCAATAAGATCATGTCTCTTCTTAAGATTAGCTGAAGTTAATCCAAAATTCCAGTACGGATGATATGTATAGAATAGAACACGTTTAATGAATGGATGATATTGGTATTTTGTAAGAACCTCTACTTTATGATTAGTAGAATTGGATGAATTCATCTCATTGACAAATTTTCGAAGTTCTCGAAAGTCTTCTGTATGGCGCATAGTTTTTCCTTTTAGTTAAAATACTAAATTAAAAGGAAAGTTTACAATTAGGCTTCATATTCTTTTCACACCAACCCGAAGGAAGCTCTACTGCAAATCTTGCAGGTTTTGTAGACTTGTATTTTGGAAGATTTTTCTCTTCTACGTCATGACCAGGCTCCATAGTATAGTGCTCAATATATTCCATTGAGCTATCGAAAAATATTATATCTAATGGAAATTTTACATTTTTCATCCAAAAAGAAAGAGGCTGATCATCGTCATATACAAAAATAATTCCCTCATTATCTAAAGGAGATTTATCAGCATCCATATATCCCTTAGATTGGCTCTCTTGAGTAGATGCAACTTTTAATTTCAAGTCAACTCCTGAAAGTGTTACATTAATTGATTTACCATCAATATCTACCTTTCGGCAATATGATTCAAATAAAATAATTGGTAATTTTTCTATAAATTGACTCATTTCTTAGATTTACTAATTTTATTTATGCGAGCAGTTAAGTCAGTAATTTTTGCTTTAATATCACTAAGGGTTACACTATTTTTCTTTTTTTCAAGACCATCGTCAGTTTGGTCCTGATCTTCATCTGAAGTTTCACCATAGTCTCCAGCATAGTAATCACCAGTATATGCACTTGTTCCTTCAAGTCCATTGTTTGGTGGATTTTCTCCATCTACTCCAGCCTCATCCCAATTTTTATCACTCCAATCAAGATCTGAATTTTCTCTAATAGTGTATGATTTAGCAAATGTTGAAAACTTTTGTAATTTCATTAAGGGATCTTTTTATTATTTATAAAATAAAAAAAGCGAATGTTTCCATTCGCTTTTAATTATTATATTATTGTGTGCTTAACTTATTTAGCGTCTGGAGCAGCTTCACCTTCAGCTGGCTCTTCTCCTTCTTCACCTTCTTCGCCTTCAGCTGGCTCTTCTTCCTCTTCCGGCTCAAGATTTTTAACTCTTTCAGTAAGATCATCAATCATTGCTTTAAGATCTTCTAGTGTTAATTCTTCTGCTGGCTCTTCCTCTGTTCCCTCTTCACCGCCTTCGCCTTCAATCGGTTCTTCTTCGTCTTCTGGATTAGCTCCATAATAACCAGCTTCCTGATCATTATACTCTTCATTATCACCATAATATTCAGATTCATTCATCTTACGAGTTTTCATAAATCCTGCAAAGTTCTTTACTCTCATTTCTATAAACTTTTTTTATTATTTATCTAGTGACAAATTAATTTTTTTCAGATTGTAAACTTTCAATAAGATTATCAAGTTTTTTAATTTCCTCCATAGATGGACGAAGAAGCATAGAGATTGCAAATAGTCTATGTGCAGACTCCTCACCTTTACCTGTTACTCGATTTAAGAAAAAGTTAATTGATTCTAGAGTAGTTGATGGTAGGTGTACTTTTATTCTCTCAACTGAAGATGAATCACGATCTTTAAGTTCACTTGAAATAGAAAGAATAGCCATTAGCATTAAATATGCTTCATTTGCACCTTTCCACTCAATTTTATTATTTAATAAATTTTTGATGAATTTAAGATCAGCTGGCGAAATATTAATTTCAAAATGACCCATTCTAGCTTGAATGGCCTTATCTAATTCGCTAAGTTCAGCTTGAGGCTCCTCAACTACTCCATCAGTTTCTGGCATAGTTTCAGATTGAGTATCTTCAATTAATACTTCTTGTTCTTCGATTTGTGTTGTTTCTTCAGACATATGTTTAATATTTTAAACTATTAAACTCAATACTCTGGTCAGGTTTTATTATAAGGTAAAGTTATTGGAAACCTTTTCAGCATTTGCTAAAGTTTCAGAGCCTTCAATATTTGTGCCTAGACCTGCATTTACCTGTACAAATGCACGAATTGCATCTCTTTTATTTGTAAATGAGTTAGGATCAACCCCCTTAGCCTTTATTCCATTTAAGAAGAAAGCAACTGCCGCTTTTGATGCAATCCTAGGATCATTTAATTGATTTGGATTAGAGACAAGATCAATTCCTACAATTTTTCCATATTTTGCATAACCGCTTTTAAAAGTTATTCCATTAAATCCTCGGCCTAAATATTTTTCTCCATCTCCAGGATTAGTATTTCCATACTGTTGAGATTTTCCAGTTGGATCATCTGGTCCATATACTCTATCCCAAAATTTAGATGGATTGCTTTTTAATTTAGTTAAGTCAGCATCACTTAAATCTTTTACTCTAGAGCCAAATATTTTTCTAATTCTTGAATTATCAGTATCAGTATACGGTATTTCATTTTTTGGAATAAAGCCGCTCTCTTTTCCAATAGTTGAAAGCATACCAATAATTGCATATTTATTAGTTATTCCATTTGCAGTCATTTCATTAACTAGAAGATCAATATTAGAAGCTGCTTGTCCAGTATAATTAGATTTTATCTTTTTACTGAATCCACTTGAATCAGGATCACCATTACTATTTAAACTAAATGTTGTTCTAAACCATTCAAAATGTTGAGGATTATCAATTAGAGCTTGATCAAGCATTTCAGGAGTAAGAGTTGATGCAATTCCTGGCATATTCGTATTGAACCATTGACGAATATTTGGATTATTTAATAATTTCGCGCCAAGTGTATTTCCAGAATTTGAAAAATTATTTCTAGTAGATCCAATTTTTTTTACTCCAACATGGATATGATCAAAGTGATTTTTTACTTTCCAGCCTATTTGATAACGATATCCATTTTTATTAATATCAAACCAAGATCCTCCACGATATTCAGGGTGACCAAATTTTTGCATGATATGGGCAAGTAGAGCATCGCCAGTTGCACCAGAAGCTGCAATATCTACTGCATATGCATTACTATTTCCTTTAAAGTGATCAGAAGTATTTCCAGAAGCAGTTAATACTCTGGATCTTTTTTGAGACATGATTAAACTCTTAGTCTTGCCTTTACTTGCAGCCCAATCATCAGCTACTCTAGCAAACCATAAAGCTCTCGGCATACTTCCTCCCCAGTCTCCGCCTTCTCCTCCAGGAACAACTGCTGCTGTATCGACAGATCCGACAGTATATCCAAAAAGTTTATCTGGATAATTTGCAGCTGGATCAAATGCAACAACTCCTTCAGTTAAGCTAGACCATGTATTAAATTTAAGCATACTAGAAATAGAAGTATTTTAGTTATTTATTTAGGTGACGATCAATGATAATTAATTGACTTCTTGAAGTTATTGGATATGCATCATTAGCTGATACAAATTTAGCCCAGTCTACCTCCTCTAATTGTAATTGAGATTTAGATAGGCGCTCTGATTCTAATCCAATTTCAGATAGCTCTTGAATATTGCATACAAAATAGATTAGTTGACCATTTGTTTTATTTCCTCTATAGAAATCAACTCTATTTGGTTCTGGATCTAATTGATCTGGGGTAATTAAAATACCCGTCTCTTCAAAAAGTTCTCTAATTGCACCTTCCATTAAATCTTCGCCAACTTCAAGTTTACCCTTCGGTATTCCACAAGTTCCTTTTTGCCACGATGCACCAGTTGGGTGAACTAATAGTATTTTGTTATCATAGATGATTGCAACTCCTGCTGCAATTCTTTGAGAGATCGGAAGATCATTCCAATCTTCATTTATAAATTCATTAAAATTTAACATGTAATCCTAAATATATTTTGAATAGTCAATTGTACCACTTGGCTTAAATAATAATGAATCATAATATTTTTTAGCATAGTATGGTTTTACATGATCTTCAAATATTTTTCTTTTAAACCATGAAGGCAAGCCGGCCTGATAGTAATTTTGATATGCAGATTCATATAGTTTTATACCCTGTGATGGAGTAAGCTGAGCATCTTGATTAACTGACTCTAAATAGAGCTGGCCATTTGCTTCAAGTAGATTAACTATATAGAAATCAGGAGAATATTTTGAGTGTATCTTATTGCAAATATCTGAAGCTTCCCCTAAGTGTTTCCAGCGATCTAGATCAACATCAAATGAGGTGTTATTTATTTTCTTTTGTACATGAATAGGTTCATCCTTAGTAACTAGGATTTCAAATCTAGAGGTAGGTACAAGTTTTTCTTTAAAGTGATTAAAAAATGTTTCGGATTTTTTAAATTTTCCAAATGTTTTAAACTCTTCTTCATTTTCTCCAAAAACACCAATTATTGGAAAATTCATCTTTTTAACAAGAGATCGATCCTTTATAATTTTTGGAATAAATTCTTCCTCTTTAAATGCATCAATTATTTCTTTTCTATGTGGAAGTGTTCCTTGATTATAGACAGTACTACAAAAACTTTCATTTATTCCAAAACTAAAGTTTTTCCACGATATTACTGGAATATCTTTTGCTATAGTTAATGCTGAATCACTAGTTGAGACACATTCAAAAATAGAAAGATCCATAGGAGTGCTAGAAGCAAATGCTATTCTTTTTTCAAAGTTTTTAGGATCCTTTGAATAAAAGCTTGAATATTTTTTAAAATTCTTTAATTTCATTTTTTAAAGTCTGAAAAACTTAATATTGTTTTTGTTTTTAATAGAGGAGAGTGACTTTCACCAATTAGGGAGCGATCTGCATCTTGATGACTAACAATATCTTTAGATCCGCCTCGAGTAATTGTTCCTTTTTTAACGCCATTGAAGAATTCATCAAATTCATCATCCGCTTTATCTGAATCATAATTTTTAGTTACTACTTGCATAATAGTAGGCTGACCATGCATTTTAGCAAAATGATTTTGATATTCTGTAATTTTATCAACTGTTTCTTTATCGGTTGAGTCTAACATTAATGATGGAAGATATGTTGCACCTGTTCTTTCACGTTCAGCTTTTAACCTATCATTAATCCAGCCATTTAATGCACCATTTCCATGACCTTCAACTTCTTCTCGAGTCCATTCACTACCAGCACCGCTAGTCCACTCTTTACCAAAAATTAATTTATAAACCTGCTTACCTATAAAGAATGGTAAATCTTTCATAAATCGACTAGATCCCTTAAATAATGGATTTGTCTTGAAATATGCATACATTCTTTTTCTTAGTGAACCACTTGAGCTTGCTTTTATTGCACTTTTTGATGCTTTTTCAGCAACTTCTTTACTCACAGTTTGACCTGCTTTTTTAGAAGTTAATTCAGCAATAGTCTGGCCGCTAACCTTTTCAATTTGCTTAGCTGGATATTTTCCAATTTGTTTACCAGCTGAATCTTTTACAATTATCCATGGTCCATCTACAACAAAGTCACCGCCAGCTTTTACAGCAGCATCAATACTAACTGCAGCAGTTTCTTTAGCTGCTTTTGTTGCAAGTTTAAAATTAGCGCTAGATAAGGTCACTTTTTCTCCAAACGTTTTTAGAGTTTTACCAAGACCATCAAATATCCAGTTTAATCCTTTACCTAGTCCAGGAACCACTTTGGTTACCTTACCAAAGCTTTCAGAGAATTTACCAATTAGTGAAATTCCTTTTCCTATAGCGCTTCCAATATTTCCAAAAATATATGTAAGAAGTTTTACAACACCGCCTCTCTCTTTTGCTGGAACTTTAGCAAGTTCAGCAACTGCCGCTTTTTCTCCTTTTACGCTTGCCATAAATACTTTTTCAGCTGGTCGAGCAGCACCCTTTAGTAATTTTAAAGCATCACCTCCACCAATTAAAACAGCAGCAATTAATGAAATTGCACATAGCATCCATTCTCCTCTAATTGCATAAATTATTGCATTTAAAACATCTGCAACTACGCCTACTCCTGGAAAAATAAAATCTCCAACTAATCCAATTATATCAATTATAAATTGAATAATTCCAATAACTGACCCTCCCTCAGTAACGGCATCCCAAAGACTCTTTAAGGTTGTCCAAAAGCTACTGCTTTTTCGTGGCTTTAATATTCCTCCGGTAAGAGCCGCATCAAAACCAGACGCACCCATTGAGCGACCATCTAGAGCCATGCTCTGTTCTACAAGTAATGAACCTAAATATTCTCTAAAGCTTTCAATAGATTCAGTAATCTTTTGATTTTCTGGAAATATTTTTCGAGCGGCTTCTAAAATATAATTAGTTCCACCAGTCATTGATTTATAATAGTCAGTTAGCGTGGTAGCCCCTTCTTTTAGGATCATGCTAAGGTGAAGATCGAATCTTAAATTTTCTGGAATATTTGATTCTATTACTTTTAATGCATGTGCCTCATTTACCACACTATCAAAAGTAAGTATTTTAGATAAATATGATTGGTTTTCTTCAAAAAATTTATTTAAAGTATCAAATTGAGATATTTGATTTTCATTTAGTGCAAAATCCTGCATACAAAAAACTTTTTATTATTTATCTTATTTAATTATTCGTTTCATTGAACCGTCTTCATAAACTTCAATTAAAATTCCAGTAGCATTTTGATCTACTTCTTGGCCCAAAGTATTAATTAATTTAACAACTTTTTTTATCTTATACGTATTATCAATAATAATAGGTCCATATGTTTTATATTCGCCGTCTGTGTCGTATTGAATAAGCTGATAATAATTTAATCTTTGGGATGGATTATAGTGTGTACATTTATATTTTAATAGAGAATTTGAATTATTTGCAGAAGGCATTGTAATTAGACTTGTCCAATAAGTACCATTTGTGCTATTTTGTAAATCGAAATATTCACTATTTTTTTCAGAAGCAGTTGCCCATTCCAAAAGATTATAACTAGTAAAATCAACTCCAGTAAAATATAAAAGTTCAACGGGTAATGCTAATACTTGGTTAATAGTTGCCTCAAACCCTGTCCATGTCCCAATATTTGAAACATCTGTCTTGAACCTAATTGTTAATTTACCATTTGATGTACTTGTTACGTATGATAAATTTGATTGAGTACCACTTAGTGCTGCAAGTACTGGTGAAGAAGTAGTTGCTCCATCATATACGTATAGAGAATCATATGCAGTTTCAATATTTAAACTACTAATATTAATTTCTAATTTCCTAGTAGGATCAGCAGCAGTAAAAGTAACTACTTGGTTTAGATTATTATTATATGATTCAAGATAACTTCCTTGATCGATAAGTGTAAATTGTGAAGTAACAGATTGAGTACAATTTCCTAGTATTGGAAGCAGAGTATTTTGAGATGAATTTAATGATGTCCATGACATATCATCAATATATCTTTCCTGTGCACCAGAGGAACGGGTATCTCTAACTCTAATAAAAACATTAGATAAATTAAGTGAAGATAAATTTAAAGTGTATTGTTGATATGTTGCAGTTATTGACGAAATAGTTCCTCGACTAACCCAAGTAGTACCATTAGTTGATGTTTCAATAACACAACTCCAAGCAGTAGTATTTGTACTGCGTCGATACCAAAATGAAAATATTCCTGGAGATGCAATTTGAGGAGTTCTAATCCAATCGCCAGTTCCATTAAATCCAATCGCACGTAGACCAGTTTTAATAGGAGAAGTTACAGTTAGTACTGAATTTTGAGACCATGTTCCACCTTGAGTAGGTACAGAAGCTGATCCGAAACTTTCATATACTTGATATTGAGAACATTGTGAATTTGCTATAAAATAAGTATAGCATAATATTAATATCAAAAATATTTTTTTCATACAGCATATTATTTATAATTATATATACTGTGATGTTAATTACTTATGATTGATATGAGATAGGTAACTATTAACAAAATGAAGATATGCTTGTTTTAGATCATCTTCTGTGCAATCAGACAAATAGAGATAAATTTCAATAAGCTCAGTTACATTATTAAATGAAAAAGCTTTGCATAAAAAATCAAATTTATATGATATTGGGATCATTCCAAAAACCATGGCCTCAAATATTCTAGCTGGAATAAATTTAGTATTGTCATACTTATCCTTAGTTATGTTTAACATAATACGAGAATTCTCAAGAGTTTCCCAAATCTTAGGTCGATTATTTCTCTCTATATGATGAGTATTCTCTTTAACATTTGAAAAATCTTTAAAATCATTCTCTTTACAAATTAAATAGAATGGATCATATGTGCCTTTAATATTATGAAAGCTATTTACCCAACTTAAAACATCAGGTAAAATTGTACTTTTAGAGTTTCCGCTTTTATATTTAGAAGTATCAATATTTCCGTAAAAAACGCTTCCCATGCCAAGTTTACGTTGAGTAGTATGTAGATCAACACATTCTTTTAAAAATGTATTAGATACCCCTGGAATATGGATAGAAGGAACAATAACGGTAATCATTGCTCCATAATTTGAAAGAAATCTTTCAGATAAAGAAAGATCAGTATCTAGAATAATAATTTCATTCTTTGAATATCCTGCATTAAATGCAGTAGTGATAATGTCTTCAAATTCTCTAGCATCTTTCCATTTCTTAGAAAGACTTGACAGGTTTCTAAAACGTGCCTTTAGAAATAATTTATTATATTCCTTTGCTTTGATTTTAATTAAAAGCTCATCAATATTATGGATTGGCTGATCAAATAAATTAGTTCGATATTTATAAAAAAGCTTGCCAAGTTCAGTTGATGGAAATGCCTCTAGTTTAGCAGCCTTAATTATCTCCTCTGGGTAGTATGAATAGAAATCAAATTTTGTTTCACCATATGATTCACGCAATGAATCAACTAATCCTATTTGATATAGTGAATGTCCTGGAGAATCGATGTTATGTAGATCGAGTAATCCATAATATGCATATAAACTTTTCATAGTTTCTTTTACTTTATTTAAGTATTGGGTTTTTAACTAAACCAAAAATGAGCACTAAATAATTAGTGCTCATTCTCTGATTATCAATTAAAATTAATCGTTTTTCAAAGCAACAATATGAGTAATAAAGTTTTTACCATATTCTACTGCTTCAATTTTACGAACAACATCAAAGTTTTGTTCAAGAATAGAGGTGATCTCTTGGAATTTTTGAACACGATTTGTCTTTAATGGTTTATACATAAAGTGATATTCAATAATAATGACTCTTACTTTTGACCAATCAGTCACAGCTTTGATTAATTCGTATTCTGCACCTTCAACGTCCATTTTGATAGCAGTTGCACCATGTTCATTAATTGCATCATTGATATTGATTGCTGGAACATGTAAGATCTCACGACCTCTAATTGGAAGAATTGAGTGCTTTCCTGAATCGTTTGAAATAAAGAAGTCAATTGATTCTTCTTCTCCTGGAACAATTGCTTTTTGTACAATTGAACAGTTTGATTCAACACCATTTACTTTGATATTTTCAATAGCAAAAGAAGCATTGTGTGGAAGAGCCTCATATGAAATAACTTCCTTAATTCTAGGAAATTGTCTAGCCATGCGAATTGCAAATAATCCAATATGTCCACCTATATCTAACCAAGTATCCTCTTGATTAAATACTCCATTTACGTCCATTTCAGGTCCATATGCAGAAGAGGTTAACGGCTTAATGTATTCTCCACTTTTTGGGCTTTTTGAAACATTTGTACCAACGTTATATTTGATTTCATTCAATCCTTTACGGATATAGAATTGAAAATCTCCGTATTTTGTTTTCCAATCAATCAATTCAAGCTGATCAAACTTTTTGGCTGTGTTGAAGTCTATTCGAGTATCCATTTAAAAGTATTTAATATTATTTTACTTCGGATAACTCTTTAGTTTTATCAGATTTTACTCTTTCAACTTTAAGAACTCCATTTTTCATAGAAGTTATGATACGAACTTCTTTTTTCTTTGAAAAATATTGAAGAGATGCTCTAAAGTTTAGAACGTCGTTTTTTGTAGAAAGACCAGTTACTTCAAAAAAGTTTCCAACTTTCATTTTAGAAATACGATCACTAATAACCGCTGCTCGGTCATCAGTAGGTTTAGCCTTTTGAATAGGCCCAATTTTAATAGAACTTTTCATAATTGAATTTTATTTTAGTAATATTATACTAAAAATATTCAAATATTAAAAAAGGATACTCAAAGAATATCCTTTATATTTTTATTAATTTTTCAATAGGTTGTTTTTTACGAGTTGGCCTCTTTTGCTTTTTCTTGGAATTAGTAATCTTTTCAATTTGATCTTCTTTAACTCTTTCATTTTTACTTCCAACTAGGACAAGATATTCTTTTCCATCAAATGCAGTAATTTTGCCAGAACGGTCTTTAACTTTTACTTGATCTCCAATTTTAAATTTTCTTCGCGTTTCATGATAAGGATCAAGTGACTCCTTTAGAGAGTCACCTATAAAATCCTGATATGATAATACTCGCTTGATCATGAATGGCTAGCCTCACTAGTTTGATTTTGTGAGTAAGCATCACATTGTGTACTATGTGAAGATGCACAAGCAGATAGGGCAATTGAAATAATAATTATAATAATTAATTTCATTTTACTTCTTTTTTGAATAAGTCTAAACCAACATAATCATTTTTAAGAGAGGTAATTGATGCTTCGATTGATTCTCTAATACCTGTAAGTTTTTTAACTGCCGCTGAATCTAAATCTGGATTAGAAATAGCAGCTTGAAGTTTTTCCATAGTCTCCTCTAATTTAGAAATATCTACAGAAATAGCATTTTTTCTAGTTTCAATTTTTTTGAATGCTTCAATTTTTTCATCAATCTTAGTTTTAAAGATTGTGCTGATATCGTAATTAAATTTATTCATACAGAATTCATAAAGAGCGTGTTCATCAACTTTTCTCCAATCTCTTTCAGCTGAATTTAATTTTTCACAAATATAGAATTCTTCATTTAGTTTAAGAACAAGAGCCTCACTCATAGTGCGATCATTTGTTAATTCTTTAATAAAGTCAAAGTTAAAAAGATTACTTGAATTTTCAAAAAGAGTAACTACTCTGTCTTTAATTACTGTGCTCTCTAGTGCAAGTGCCTCCATTAAATTAACATCGTCTAAATTAGAAATCTTAGATTCATTTAGATATAGATCAAGCTCTTTATTTTCGTTTGTTTTGAAACTAATATTAAAATTTCTAATTGATGCAGAGTCAACTCCAGTGCCATCAAGATTTTTCTTAAATCCTAGTGTTGCAAACGATTCAGCAACTTTATAGAATTTTGGAAATTTTTCTTTTACGTAATTAGGATCAACTTCAGCAATTTTAAATGTTCCATCAATATACACATTAGTTTCTTTACCAGTTAATCCTCTGGATTCACGGATTGAAACAAAACGGTTATCCATATAAAGAATCATTCCGTCTTTAGCTTTAGTCGCTGGGGTGATCATGTTCGTTACTTTAGTAAAAGAGTCTCCTTCACCTAGTGTAAAATAACCCATTGTTTGAGACTCAAGAACTCTTAAATCGCTTACAAGCTGATTAACTAATGGAATGGCGGTTCCATATTTTAATTTAAGAATGTCTGACGTATATGATTCAGCAATTAGCATATTCTTAAGATCAGTACTAACAGTAGAGTATTGTTGACTTGCCATTGAATCCATACTATAAATAGTATTTAAGAATAGTAGAGTAGAAGTATTTTCAGCAAGGTACTTTTCTACTTTTGCAACCTCTTTTTTAATTGTTGAATCGTATTTATGATTTGAGAAAAATTGAATAAATCCTTCGCATAGTGCAAAATCAGGAGTTCCACTATTCAAATATGATTCAAATACTTGGATTTGAGAACTAATAATTGGATTTGATCCAGATTTAGATTCACGAATTACTTGAAGTTTTTGAATAAGATTAGCTCTTTTAGCAATCTCAACAGTTTTAGAATCAGGAGTAGTTTCTAATTTAGTAAATTGCTCTAAAATAGCAGTTAAATTAGAGTTATTAACTATCTTATTAATTGAGCTAAGTCCACTTTTTAAATTTTCATAAATTTTCATTTCAGATTCTCCTAATGAGATTGATTTGTCAATTGAGTCAGTTAAAATTTTTACAAGCGGTTCTGAATTAAGTGAGGCATTTTCTTTAATCCCAGCTAATATTGTATTTACAGAGCCTTTCATTTAGTGTATTATTATTTTTTTTATTTATCTCAACAAATACTTAAGTTTATTAAGTCTTTTTTATAAAACTAATTATTTAGATTAAGGTTTAAGCTGTGATGATGTATTAGATACGTTTGTTCTAATTGCCTTTGAGTTAGTTGTGCCAAATCTATTTACGATTGGAACCTCACCTTTATTTTTAATGTTTGAAGTAAGTTCAACTTTATTTGCAAGATCAGCCTTAGTGATTTTTGATAATCTATCTTTAATTTCAGTAAGAATACTTGATGTATTTTTGTTTGCAGCAGAATCAGCCTTTGCTTGAGATATTGCAAAGTCAACATCAGATTGCTCACTAGGTTTTCTCCATTCACCAGAGTATATTAATGTTTCTCTACCATCTTGTGAAACTGAAGTCAAATAAACTGATCGAATAGTTGAATTAGTAATAGCTTCGCTATCTTTTTTGGAAATATTAAATGTTACTTGACCAGTTGATAAATTTTCCTGATTTGAGTCATTTACATTATCAATCGGAATTTTTCCTGCACTTGTTTCAAAAACTAATCGGTATTTTGGAGAATTTATATTTAAGTCTAATGGGACAAGAGAATTTTCAGCATTTGCCAAAGTCGCCTCAGTAAATACTTTTAGTTTAAGTAAATTGTCAAATGGAGAAAGAATAAATCTTAATTTTCCTGGACCAAAAATTACCTCATCTGTTGAATTTGAAGAAGTTATCATTGAATTTGTATTGGAAATAGAAATATTATTATTATTAAAAAAGATTGGCACAAACTCAGTACGAATAACTTCAGTTATTTGAGTAGGAGTATTCGGCGTAACTACTGGTTGTGATCCAACTGGAGTAGGCTCAATAAAAAGTCGAGTTGTTTCAAAATTGTTTTTAATAATTTTATTATAAACTTTTTGAGACTGTGGTTTATTTAAAAGAGGAAGATTAATTAAATTTTTACCGTATTTTTTTGGAGAAATTAAACTAAAAGAAGCTTCTCGAATAATTTGTTCCCCGTTTCTTCTATTGGTTAATCGAGCAATATAGTCAATTGACATACTGATTGCTTCATTTGCATTTTTAAGAACTGGTCTAAATACATTAGGCTCGTCATATGAATCCTCTTGAAAAAATACTAATCTTGAAGTATTTATGAAAGATGATCCAACTTGTTCAAAAACACTTAATTGATGAACAATAATCCAGTCGTCTGCTGGATTTCTACGGTTTAGGATAGAGATTAATTCTCCTGGAAATTGAGAACTAAACGTTAAATAGAATTCTAAATAGTCACCATTGACTGCCTCATTAACATATGCACCAACCGTATCAAATTCATTACTTTGAGAAACACTTGCAGTAAATACATTAGATGCCTCATATGAATCATATGAAGTTAAACTATTAGTGTAAATAGTCTTTTTTGTTTCACACTCAAGTAGAGTAATAGTAATTGGGTTATTGTAAATAAATCCAACTGGAGTAGTTTCACTTGGTGTAATAGCTGCAGCAAAGGTCAATGCTGGAATTGGTGCAGTTACAAAATCCTCATTAATATTTTTAATAGAAGGTACATAAATATCAATATATCTATCGTATACTGCATTTGATAAAAATAAAGGTTTTGGGTTAAAGATAATTAATTGTGAAATTGTTTCAGGAGCAACTAGAATATTTGAAAAGATATTCGTTGTCCCATTACTTTCAGTATGGGAAATAGAGAGAATTAGTGCTTTAAAATTATCAAATTCAAAACCTGAAATAAAATGGAATCGAACTTTGTCCATTACTACATTATATCCTGACAGGGTAGTTGGGGTTAGATTTGAATTATATGAAAGATAATCTGGAACTTTCTCACTATCTAGATAAGCATAAGTATTTCCACCAATTGAGATAACTGATAAATCCTTAATATTTTTTAGAGTGTTGTATGAGGCATCAGTATTAAATATTTGGTGTCCTCCAGTTATTGAATTTTCAACAAATATAAAATCATCACTGACGAAATTAGGAGAACCTAGTGGTTCAAATTCATACTCAGCAATACAATATGAAGATAAATTTATGAATCTGCTCTGTGCCATTATTATTTGGTTCTTTTAAATGATTTAATTTTATACATGTATCCAAAACTTACTTGTTGACGAGTATTTGCTCCAATTAAGATATTATGTCGATCAAATAGGTTTACTCCTAAGTTAAGACCAACTGCATTATCATTTGAATTTAATCCATAGTAGTATGATCCACCGACTAGCCATTGTAAATTTTTAGGCTTAACGGTAGTATACTCTTCAGGCGGAATACTTAAGATTGACATTGAATCAACCTTTAGCCACTCTGGACCAACGATTCTACTTTTCCATAATCCTCTAGACTCCTCAGTAAGAATCACTTTAATTGGAAGTTTACCAAATGAAAATGTTCCACGATATGCAGCGGTATTTTTATTTACGAATCCATCCCAAAAAACAAATGGTTCTTTTTCATTTGGGTATTTTAATGAAAGATTAAGATTATTGGTATCAACTGGATCAACTTGTGCAAATCCCTGAACTACCTTTTTATCAAGAGTAATTACTGCATTTGTAATACTAAGAAGACGTTCATCTTGTTTCTTAATTGTTTTGTATAACTCAATATTATTCTCCTTAATATCATTAATTAGATCCCTTTCAGTTTTATAATAATCTACTAGTTTTGCATATTGGCCTTCTGCCTCCTTGGTAAGCTTATCTGAGGCAATAATTGATTTTTTAAGAGCAGTAGTTTCATTAATTGCATCCTTTTGTATGTTACACATACGAACCATCATTATTAAAATAATGATTAATAATAGTGCATTAAATATGCGATTAATTGTCTCTTTGTTCATAGTCTTTAATTATTTCAAGAATATCGTCTGGGTTTAATTTTTTTCCAATTAATTCTTCTAGTTTATTTATTACCTCTTTTTCTAGTTCTCTAGTATTTTTAAGTACGTCGCTAACTATCTTTCTTTCTGACTCAAGCTGAGCTGCTTCTTTTTCTATTCTTAGAAATTGGTGGTTTATTGCTGAATATGTCAAGTACATACTGTGTAATTGACCCTCTAGTGTTTCTTTCATATTATGTTTCTTTAATTGTAACCTCAATTCCGCTAACCAGTATTCTTTCAAGCCTAGCAATTGATTGTGCCAATTGGCTAATATCAATGTTTACTCCAATTTCAGAAGGAGAAACACTTGGTTGATTCACAGCTTTAGTATTTTGAGCAGTATTTGTAGTTGTGCTTTGCGGAGATGATGTTGTTTGAGAATTAGCAGTATTTGAAACAGCAGTCGATGTAATAGACTCAGCTGGATTACTTACAACTTTTGCTGGAGTAGATGCAATGGCTACTGCTGGTGATTTTTGCTCAACTTTCATTGAATTTTGAGTCTCAGTTTTAAGAATTTTTTCAGTGTTTGAAACGGTCGACTCATTTGGTGCAACCGACATAGTACTCTTAGTATTATCAATATTTGAAGAGTTTACTGGACTATTTGACAAAGCGGTTGAAAATGAATTCTTGACTTCAGATACCCTTGAACTAATATTTGACCCAGTTGTTCCAAATAGGCCCCTTGCCTGTTCTCCAAGTTCGCCAATAGATGGTAGATTTAAAACGGCTCCTGTCTTCTTTGCAAAATTTCCTACTTTAGATAGGAATCCACCTTTTTCTTTTTCTGGTTTATTCTCATTTACTGTACTAGATGAAGATTGATTATTTGTATTTTCAACCTTTAATATATTCTTATCTCCGGTTACTCCGATACTACCTGAGGTATTTGATGGACTATTTGTGTTTGAAGAAACAGACTTTACATCATTTACAGTAGTTGAATTTGAAGTATTTAAAATAGTACTAGTGTTTGAAGTAGAGCTCACAGGTTTACTTTCACCAGACTTGGACTCAAGATTAATATTTACAGCTTGACTAGAAGTTGGCTCCAAAATATTTTCTTCTCGAAGTTCACCAGTCTTTGATGTAACTCCGCCATCTAAACTTGTAGTAGAAGTAGTTGCGCTTTTATTTGGAATAGTCTCATTAATTGGACTCTTTGTCTCAGGTAAAGATTTTTTCTTTTTTTCAGCTAATGAATTTATTGAGGACATTGACTGGTCGACCGGCTTAGTTTGAGTACCTGATTCATTAATTGAAGAGGCAGAAGAAATACTTTGAATATACTTATTATATTCAGAAACAATAGTATTAGTATCAACTACTTGAGTAGATAATAGCGGTACTCTTAATGTTGATACAATACTTGCAGTTAAATTTCCAGTAAAATTAGGATCAACTTGATTTATTGAATCTTTAATATTTGCTAAATCAGTTAAACAGGTATCTTTTGGGTCAAGTAGAGTAAGTGGAGAAACTGCCATTTCACTATCTTGCCAATTAGTTAGTAATTCAGGTAATCCAAGTATATCCCATTGATAAATGCTTTCATTTAATTTAAGATATTCAGGATTATTATAACTAAATTTATCACCACGGCCACTTGGAAGATATTGTGAATTAAATGTATCTCGTGCCTTTTTTGAATCGGCCTCACTTAATTTAGTGTCAAGAATATACTTATCTAGTTTTTTAATAGCACTAGAATAATTAGTTTGATAATATGACTTTTCACTATTAATTGGGGCAAGCTTTCTAGCTAGTGCAGTATTCCATGCATTAACAAAAAAGTTAGATACTGTATAATTTGTAATTGCCATTAAGTGATATTTCTTATTATTTATTTAAGTTTTAGGTTATCAGGAAGATTAACTTTTAATGGCTGATTGTTACCGCTCATTATGTTAGTGAATACATCATCCGGATTATTCTTTTTATCTATCTCATCATTTACGATATTTAAGAGTAGAGAATATTCCATGTATTCCATTTCATATAGGGTATCAAACGATTGGTTAAGCTTCAATGCCAAGTCTTTATTAAGCTTAAATAAGTTCATCAAGTCCAGCTGAAATAATGAAAATATCTTTGACAGTGAAGCTTCCCTCCAAAAAAATGTGGCTCTCCGTGGTATTTTTACATTTTTCACAAATGCTCAATACTTTATTTAGACTTGCCTCTTTTAATAATTTAGTAAACTTATGTATGACAATAAATTTATTGTCTTGCCATGTATTTGAACTAAATTTTAGGTCAGTAAGCGATGAGTTAGTAACAACTCTCCAATCTTTAATTAGATATGGCCCAAATTCATAAAAAGATTCATCTATTTCTACGCCTTTGGCTATATCATCCTGCTTCTTTAATCTAAATTTGTTTTCAACACCTATTGTTGGTAGATACAGGTAAAAAGTTTCACCAAGTTTCTCAGAAACTATTTTAAAACATCGATCCTCCTCAGAATACCATTTCATTAATTCAGTAGGATATTTAAAACCTTTTAAATTTGCACTCAATACTTGAGTTCGATTTAGATGACCATCATGATCACATTTAATATTAGCCCAAAGTTTATTTTCCTGATTTGGGAAAGTAAGTTCATAAAGTCTAAATAAGATATGGTATCTGTCAATTTCTAGAAAATCATTAAAATTTAAAGGTCTTCCACCAAGTACTTTAATCTTAGTACATGCATTTAGAACAAAATTAATTTTTTCTCTAACATCAAGTGGATCATTTTCATCGATTGTTGACCAGTGACGAATTTCTTTAGTTTTAGCTGACCTTAGTAATAGTTCGGTACCTAGTGGATAAAATAATCCCTGTGAAGGAAGAGATCTAAGGTCTAATAATTTCCAAGGAGATTCAGAAGCAGCAGATAACTCTGGAGAATCTTGATACCCTCCAATTTTACCAAGAGATGGCTGAGGTGTAGATACTTCTTCAATAACCTCAATATTGTTTACCCCATGAAGTTTATCCTGTTCTTGTAAAAAGCGAGCAGCCTCTTCTTCATTGATTTTTGGTGGTGCCATAAAAAATAGTTTTTTATTTTATATACAAAAACTATTGATTGGTTCTATGATAATAAAAGTTACTTAAGAATTTACAAATTGGGAAAACGTTAAAGCTTTAGATGAAACACTCTCATAAATTCTTTCAATTGTGTCAACATAGATTTCAGTACATTCTAGTGTAGATGGATTTTTTACCCATGCTCGAATAGTATTATTTGAATAATTCGGCTCAATTTTATCAAGCTTACCAATAATTACTCGGCCATTTTCAGAAGTAAGTTGTGAGTTTACAATGGTCCCTCTAACCCTATCTCCAGGTTTATAATAAAATCTTAATTTACTTATAGCTAAGTCAAATGGAGTATATCCAGGATCTCCTTTGATAGACATATCAGCAAGAGGAGTTTGCTTTATAGATATTCCTGGAGTAAATTGACTTCGCCCTACTGTAAAATTAAAATCTCCCTTTGTTCCATAAAAAGGAAGACCTCTTGCAAAGTCTTTTGATGGCATTGCTGCACCTGTATTAAACTCGTTGATCCTTTCCATTAGTAAACAGTAGGCATTGTTTTTCTTTTATATCCAAACACAGCATAGTTTCCAGTTTCATCTATTTCTACTCCAGCTGAATCACAAAAAATAAATTTTTGTAAATATATGTCAATAATTGGTCTCCACTCTTGAAGATATGTAATTGGATATATTGGAGCATTTGTATTATCGTTATCTAGACCCCAAATCTTTACGTATTCGGCAGTTTCAATACTACTAAGATCTGCAAATTCTACTTTGAAAATTGGTCCCTTTGCATTTCCTTCTTGTGAAAGTTCACCAATTTGTACATAACCTAATGATGTAGGCTGACCTGCAGGTATCCTTTTATCTGTTCGGATAAAAGTTGGTCTATAGTTTGTATTTGCCTCTAAACTAATTATCTCAGTTGCGTAATTTGTCATTTCCTTTAATTTTTTATATTGCGTTACCAAATAAAACTAATGCAGATATTCGAACTGGATAGTCAGCATTTGGATTAGTTATCTCTATTTTATTTATTATATCCGCGGGTACTTTTGATTTTGGATTACAAAAGATAGCAAAAAAGTTGTATATTGGATAATCCGTAGAGACACCATCATATGTTTCTATTGTCAAAATCATATTTTTATTAACAAATGAAATTTCTTCTGAATTTGAATCATTTGTCGGATATGTAATTTTTAACAGGATTCCTCTAGCGTATGCTTTTCCACTTTCAAGCTCAACCGGTGGCTGAGGTAAGTTATTATTAAATAGAGTAGTTGTTCCACCATCTGCCTCTAGTGTAATACCTACACATGAATACCCATCAGTTGGAAAAGCAAAGTCTTTTATGCAAAATTCTTCACTTATATCTTTTCCATCAACGATACCAAAACATTTATTGTCAAATAATTGAAGAATTGGCTGATTTTCGTACCCACCACAGCAGTCACAAATCTCGTTTAAATTAGGTACCATTAAATAATATTTTTTATTATTTATTTTAACCTAATCGTAATTTATTATTATGATCTAGTGGAAATTTATTAGCTTGTGAAAGCTTAGTCTTTTTAATAGGCTCAGCATTTTTAATAATAGAAGTTGCCTTATTAATAATTTCTTCATTTCGATATTGTGAATTAGCTAGAGCAGAAGGTTCAGATACGCGGTCTTCCTCAGTTATTTCAGGAAGTTTTCCTTCTTTTCTTAAACGATCAGCTGTTTCCCAAACACGATCAGCTTCTTTAGACAGGTCAGATTTTTCATAATCCTCAGTTGGCTCAATAGGCTCTTCTATATTTTCCTCCTCAGTATAGACAATTGGAGTTTCCAAATCACGGTCTCCATATTTAATAAAAAAGTGTAAACATGTCAATGAGATTAGAGGAAGAAGACCTCCTTCTAGAACTGCAAGAAGTCTACGCTGAGAAACAAGATCTGATGTATCACTAAATGAATCAAAGAGCGGAAAGGTTAATTCTGCCCAGTCTTTAAATTCCTTTGAATTAATATCTATTTCAGTATAACTAAAATAGATATTTCCAATAAATTGAATCAGTGTCACAATAATAAACACAAACCATACTGAGAAACCTTTTACTCTAACTGATGATGCAGCAATTGAGGAGAGCGCTGCTACTTCTACTGCAATTGATAAGTATATTGCCCAGCTCATAGGATTAGCTAGATCATACCATCGAACTACGTGAGAAATTGATATAATTGCAACTGATAGGATTGGCACAAGAAATGCTAGCCTAATAATTGATTCTTTATTTTGTTTTATCCAAGTAATCATTGGGATTAATTATTTTTCTAATTCTGAAATCTCTTTATCAATTTCAGTTTGACGAGTAACGTCTAATATTTTTCGGTCAGTTGATTGAATCATTCTTTTTTCTGACTTAAGGCCCTCTAATTTTAGGTCTTTATTAGTTACAATAATTGATTCTAGTGAATCGATTTTATTTGATAATTGATCAACTCTCTTATTTAGGGATTTATTTGGATTACCGCAAGTATTAACAAAGATTACAATTAACAGGAAGAAAAATATTTTCTTATAGTGAGAATCAATAAAAAGTTCTAATTTGTTTTTCATATTATGTATTTTTTTTTATTTATTGAATTAAAGAAAGTATTCCAAATGAAATACCTAATGCTATAATTGAGAAATAGGAAAGCGAATAGATGAAATCAAATCTTCTATATTTTTTAAAATTAAATCCTATTTTTAGGATATATCCATAATATTCAGGACTTTGAATTCTTTCATAATCAACTCGAATTGCATCAAGAATGCCTTCTCTAGTTAGAAAATCATTGTACTTATTCATTTTTTCAGAAACTAGTCGAAGCTCAACTGATTCTTGTGAAGTGTCTGAATAGAGCAATAATTCAGGATTTAAGTCAATTCCAATATACATATTTGAATCAGAATCTACTTTAATTCCAAGAGCTTCTAGTTTACCCTCTTCATTTAATTCAAAAACTATTTTTTTAAATCGGCTGTAATTTGATAATTCTTCAATTGAAACTGAAAGCTTTTGATATACTTTAGTTGGAGAAAGATAGTTAAGTATCATAGTATGGCTTTTATTTTTTCCTCAAATTGAGGATTTTTCTTTAGTACAGAAAATTTAATATCTGACCTAATTTTACGAAGTTTGGTTTTTACAGTATTCTCATTTATTTCATAATCGAGAGCTATCTGTCTAACCTTTTTATTTTTGATCATTTTATCGATCGCAATATTTTTTAAGAGAGGATCTTCAATTAAGAGAATTTCATCAACCGTTGTTTTATAAATATCATCAATATCGGTAAAACTGTTTAGGTCATCAGCTGATTCATCTGGTTTATCTACTTTTGAATAAAGCGTATCAATATCGTAATGTGAATGCTTTTTTAGATGGTGTAGATAATATAAAGTTTCATTGCGAGCAATTGTATAAATCCAGGTAGTAAATCTACCTTTTTCAAAATCAAATTGAGCAATATTTTTAAAAATCTTTTTTAGAGCAAATTGCAGTGCCTCCTCTGTATCAAAATCATTTTTGCAAAATTTCCAAATATAATATTTTAATTTTGGATAAATTAATGCGGCTAATTCATTTCTTTCTGTCTCTGTGCACTTCTTCTTTAGTAATTTTTCTGATATTTCCTGAATTCTCTCGTTAATTTGTGTGTTCGCTGACTCATACCCCATAATTTTCTATACCTCCGCTTTATTTTTTTTAAGTGCAGTTATTATACTTAAACATTCTGCACATTTTTCATATTCTTCACAAGATTCATAAAAAGTAATTGCACCCTCAAGTCCACTTACAAATTTATCCCGTGTCAAATTAATTGTGTAATCATTCTCGTTTATTGAGATAGTAACAATTGTTATTTCAGAATTCGATTCATCCTGATAATTTTCTCGTATTGAATTCAATAGATTATTGTATATTTCTATCTTGTGTTGATTGAATACTTCATCTAATGCAATATCACCTTGAAATTTAAGAGTTTTCATAATATTAAGAATTATACAATATTTTCTATTCTATGATACTAAAAAAGTTTTAATCTTTAAAAAATTTATTTTTAATTTTTTGCATTTTTTGTAAACCGTCTAGATCAAATACATGTTGACGAGAACCTTGATCTTTATCTGCACCATTTTTTGGAGCATTTACACTATGCAAAGTTTCATAATCATATAGAGGTTTACTATTACCTGATCTAAATAGATTAAATATTTTCTCCTCAAGCTCCTTACGATATTCTGCTGGAGTTGCTTCATAGGTTAAGGTACCTAGGTCCCAATATTGAGTAGAGTCAAAAAATGGAGAAAGATTTACGCAAGTCATAGCAAGGTCATCATTTCCATTCTGTCCACGATAAGTTCCACCTTTTGATTTACCAAATGACATTAATTCCATAATAGTTAAATAGTCAGTAGGCACAATCTTATTAATTGATATTAGATATTTGAATTTTTCACAATATCTTATTTTATTAGTTGGGCCAAGTCTTATTCCTGGTTTTGGAGCAACTGCCATTTCAGTATGTTTAGTATGTACAATTTGAGAGGTCCAAAACTCAGGATTATCAACAAATCTATTATGGATAATTTCACCTTTATGATTCCATTCCAAGACTACTCTTACTTGATCAGGGTTAAATATTTTAAA